CTTTAAATTCTATCCAACTTTCAAAAGACTCTTCCAATCCTCTCGATCGAATGGTTTCCATTTCGTCTTCTGTCATTTCATAATTTTTATCTTCACAATATTGTTGGACTGTATCATGCTCTGCTTCTAACCACTTATCATCGTCTTCAATTTTATCGACTTCTACTAATAATTTACCAAGTTCATTCATAGTAGTCAACCTCCAATTCATGTCCACAATCAATAAAGAAAAACGTTCAGTTAAATATTTATTCTCTCTTTCTTCTATTGAAATTTCCGTTTCAATTATATTCCAAACGCCATAAATACAATCGCACACAGCAACATAACAAATGCTGTAATCGCTAAAGCTCCTTTAATTGTCAAGTTAACTCTTGACATATGACTTCCCATATACCAACATGTCAAACTAATTAATGCACATGTAATTCCTCTCATTTTTTATCTCCTTTGTTCTCAAAACCTTTCTCTTTATAAGCATATTCTCTGTCATAAACTTCTTTATAGAATTGAATATCCTGTGCCGTTGTTCTTTTTACTTTCTCTATACAATTTTGTAAAAAAGCCAAACTTTCTTCCTTATTCAAATGTTTTCCTCCTGATACTTTCCGTTTCATTACAACTCATAATCTCTGCATAAATCCAACACTGTATCAATAATATTCTGTACGGAATCAATTCCATACCCGCTTAACATATCGAACGAAACATTGTCAGATGCGTATACTAAATCACAATAATGACACCATCCATCTTCTTCGTTATTAACAAATGTAATTTCAAGATTCACATCATCTGTTAATGAATACTGCCAACCATGTTCATCAAACGATTCTGGCTTATTTCCGTTGCCATTCCACATATCAGGATTCATGTCTTTTAAAAATTCTGTTACAATTTTAGTTGCTTTTTCTATTTTCATTATCATCACTCCTAATTTTGAATTTTCTATTTCATTCTAATAAAAACATAAGACACCATCATATAAGTCCGGTGTAAATTCCTCAATTCCCCATCGTGTAATATCTAATGGCAATCCTAAAGTTTCTAATAATTTTTTTCTTTGACATTTCATTTTTTCAAATGCATCGTTTTCATTATCTGCATAGACAACACATACGAAATTCTCTTGTGCTAAATAAAATACTTTCATATTGCTTTCCTCCACATAAATTTGTTTTCATAGATTTATTTTATCCTTGCATAAGTTATAAATAATTCCTCGTAGATCTTCAATTTCTGTTTCCGAAAGATATTCGCTTCTGTTAGTCTCCGGAATGTCATAAATATTACAACTATCATTTTCAAACCATATTTCAAAAATATAATACCATATTCCATTATCACAATTGTATTCACAGTGGATAAAATATGAATTTCCATCTTTATCAATCAACTCTCCATCACCAATGTCCAATGCAAAAGAAGTATCATCATTCCAATATGAATTGCATTTGAATTTTCTTCCATTTCCCCAATCTATTTCATAAAGGAGATTTTCGGTTTCTATATATTTCATTTCTATCACTCCTAATTTTGAAATCTACGTTTCATTTAGCTGCTTCTATTACAATGGTAGAATCTTGTGTTGTGATAGACTTTATTTTCATATCAAGAATACGATCCAATGGTTTATTAAAACCGTCTCTTTGTGTGCAAAAAACCAATTCTGCTCCATCACCATATTGCTTTCCGTCTGAGCAATCATAAATATCATAATTACAATTACAATCAAAATCATCATTATAAACTAAATCGCCAACAACCATTCTTGTATCCTCCGATCATCAATTTCTTGTTTCTCTTTTTCGTGGATCTGTTCAAGCTCTTCATAAGTTACAGTTCGAGAATTATAACCTATACTTCTATAATATTTGGTATAATGATTTGCATTCTCTCTATCACAGCTTGTACATGTTTTTATAAATCCAGTATGCTTTTCTGTTGCAATCACGCAGACAACATTATCTTCCATAATTGTTTCCTCTCTTTTCTCTTTCCGTTTTCGTTTCTGAAATCATCGTTTCTTATGGCTAAATAAATTCTTCAACATATCCCATCGCTAACACATCTTGCATATAATTATAAAAATTTCTAGTTACAATTATTTTTTCAGGCGAATAAATAATATGTCTTTCATCGTATAATCTGTTTAGAATTTCAATTTCTTCTTCATCCATTTTTGAATAGCTCCATCCTTGACATGCATTTTTTATTGAATAGTCTATATACGGATATAATCTAAGTTCCTTTTGTGAAATTGTTCTATTCAAGAATGCCACCGCTTTTTCTTGAATGCTATCTGTTAGTATTCCTCTCATATAAAAACCTCTCTTTCCTAGTAAATCCTCATTTCATTGTCTCAATTTTTATTAATGGTTTTATTCTTCTCCTACCAACATTTTTCCCTTGTCGTTTAAGTAACGATAAAGTTTTATTATATGTTTCAACATCTATAATTGGCTCAAAATTTCCTTTATAAGTTTCTCCACAAAAAATATTGTACCCACAATATTGTGTTCGTGTAAGAATTTTTTGAACACTATAAGCTGTTGGGACTTTGCCTCTCTTACCTTTAAATCCTCTTTCTCTTGCTTCTTTCGCAACTTCTGATAAATTTTTTCTTAACGAATACTCAGAAAAACAAAAACGCACATATTCTGCTTCTTTTTTATTGATTTTAAATGAATCCTTTCCATCTAAATCATATCCTAATATTTCAGAACAAGTACGTTTTCCTTGTGCGGCTCTCTCTGCCATAGCTGCACTAACTCTTTCACTTGTTAATTCTCTTTCTAGCTGTGCGAATACACCAACAATGCCAATCATTGCTCTACCCATTGGAGTAGATGTATCAAAAGCTTCAGTATATGAAACCATAGATATATTCCATTGTTGGAATTTTTCCATTGTCGAATATAAATCCGATACACTTCTTGTAAATCTACTAAGTGCCCAAAATAAAACTAAATCAAATTTCCCATTTTTTGCATCATATAATAATCTATTTATATCTGGTCTATGTTCAATATCCTTTCCTGAAATTCCTTTGTCTGCATACAAATCATAAACATTATATTTCCGTTCCTCACACCATTTCCTAAGCGTTTTTTCTTGTGCATCTAAAGAATATCCTTCACGGACTTGATCGAGTGTGCTTACACGTATGTATATTGCTACTTGTTTTTTATTCTCCACATACAACACCTCTATTCCTTTTTTATTCCAAATTCAAAACAAGCAGCACATCCCATTTTATCAGGGTACATGCCATCATTGTCAGCCACAATTTCCCATCCATATTCAAAAGATACTATGTTATCATATACTGCTTGTGGATTATCTTCATTACCATCCCAATCCGTAACTGGATTATCTCCATTTTTTAATGCTTCTAAATCACATATTAACCTTCCATGTTTCCCATATTCATATCCGCTATGTAAATAATCGACTTTACCATTTTTATTAAAAACAACTAAAGTTAACCCACCGCCATTATCCTCAATAACTTCATATTTCCTCATAATATTTTTCCCCTCCAATCTTCAAATGAAAATCTTGTTTCATTAATTTTCACAAATAATCTGATAACATTCTGCCTGATCTTCTGTCAATTCATACATTCCGTTCTTATCTGCATATTCACTTGGATATGTATTACACTCTGCATCTTCATCAAGCAAGATAATTGTGCAATCTTCAACAGCAGCATCTACTATTTCTTCTGCCTGTTCAATATTTTCTACTTCTTCAATTGGGACTAATATCGTTTTCTTAAAAACCATTTCCGTTGTAATTGCGTAATATTTCTTTTTCATAAAAACTATCTCCTTTCCTGAAATTCATATACAGAAAATACTTTTCTCTTCTTTTCAGTTACAAGGATTTTCCGCAATTTTCACTGCCTGTTCCTTTGTTTTTGCGTCTACAGATATACCTAATTCTTCATTTTCAAAACCAACACACCATGTTTTCATATTATTTTCTCCTTTGAAATTGCTATCTCTTAACAATAAAGCTCCCATCCTTTTCTTTGACTTCCAAGTTTCCGTTCAATTACAATACTTTCACCTTCACCTATTAAATATCCTTCTCTGCAAATTTCTGTATCTCCTAAACGAATCCATGGATAAATATAAAACTGCGTGATCTCTTTATAATTTGATAGATCATCTTTAAATCCATTTTCTCTGTTTTCTTTCAAGCATTCCTTCCAGATCTTTTCAAATTCAGTTCTACATTTCCGCTTAGACATTCGATTTGACTTAGTAACCTCATTTCCAGCATAATAATAACCACCTTCTGCTGGTTCATAAATCGGATATTCTGAATAAAATGTTAGATATCTCATATTATTTTCCTTCTCTCACACAATCATCCTGCTTCTATTCCCTGATATGATAAGATTTTGTCTTCATAATCATTTTCCCAATGTTCCATTTCCGTTCCTCCTAAATCCCGAGTAAATCTTCTAATTCTCTCATCCGATCATGCTTAAAACCAATACATACAAGTGTCTGAAGAATACCTTCT